CTACTTTAACTATCGGAAGATTGTGCTTCATTCTTCTTATCTTTTATGGCATGGAACCATTTCCAGACAAGCCAGCCGGACTGTAACACAATGTAGAGCAAGGTAGCAATAGCAACCCATTCATTCAAAGTCAGACCACCTACTGTAACCGCTGTTGTGATAACGACAGGAGGAGCAGCCTTAGCTGCTTCTACGATTACGTCTGACTTTTGTTCAGGAGTCATGATTAGAATGGGCTAGAAGTTGAGACAAGAACCCCTGAGTTGGTAAGCGTCCAAGGCCCACCACCGTTAGCAACGCTATCGTCTTTCACTGTAGATGACTGGCAAGTCAAGATTTTTGTCGTAGCACCTGCGGTCAATGGCTGAGTTGGTATGGTTGCTGACGTAAATCCAGAACCTACGTTAAATCTTAAGTTACTGATCTTGCCGTCAATATATCTGCTTGTTTGCACGGAGCCATTGCCAATTGTTGGCGGCGCGGCGGCAGTTTGTATTGTTCCGCTAACTAAAGTAGACGCCACTTGACTCGTTCCTACAAACATCTTTAACGTACCTGACATACGCGAACAAGCAATGTAAGTCCAAGTTGACAAAGAAATCTGAGGGTTTGTGCCGCTAACAGTTTGTATTGAAGTATTCAAATTTCTAACAAAAACTAAGCGTCTATTTGAATCAATGTAAAACTGACATCTCAAATTGTATGTAGTGCCTAGCGTCGTTGAGAATCCAAAGTCTAGTACTGGAGCCGATATAGCAGGAGCAGCGTCTAAGTAAACAAAACACTCAATTGAAAAGTCTGTTGTTGATCCTATTGCAAACGATGAACTGGTTGGATAGGTAACAACCCCACTATTAAAATCATAGGAGTAGTTCTGTACAGGCGGATTGCCTGCAACACCTATTGCTTTAGCAGCACCGAATGCAGACAAGATAGGCATTATGCGTACCGCGTTTGGCTTGCAAAGACCGTGAACGAACCGCTACCCGTCTTGATAAGCGTGTAGGTGTAAACGTCTACGCTATTGGCGTTTCCAGCGCTAGGCGCAGAACCGCCTGACCACTTAGGCGTAACGCTACTACCGTCTACCGTTAGGGCTGAGTTGTAGTAAGCCGTACTGCCTTGCGTTACTAGGTGAGTCACCGTTACGCTCTGGCCTGTAGCCATGATGCTGTTAAGCGTCACCGAGCTAGACCCACGAATGTTCAACGTCCAATTTGTAGGCCCGGCGTTACTGGTGTAGTACAGAATGGACTGCGTAGATACGTCAAAGTTAACCGTACCCGTGGCGGCTGTTGCTGCAATTGTTACCGTCTCTGCTGCGGCAGACAGTTTTAACTGCATCGTTGTACCGCTAACGCCAAGCGATAACTGATTGGCAAACGATACGTTTTGGCTAGCGTCTATCGTAAGACCGTTAGTGCCGTTGGTCTGTAGCGTAAGGATGTTGGTGTTGTCAGCCGTAGAGACTATGCCTACGCCTGACGTGGCGTTGATGGTGTTAGCCATTACATCACCTGAGATGTTGTTAGATTCACAATCTGATCTGTAGCAAACGATTCAACTTGCATGGTCTGGACAACCTCCACAACTTCCACATTACCCCACGGACTCTCAACCCAAGTCTTGCCTTCGTGCTGCCAGTTCCACTGCCATCCTGCCCTGTCCGCTGGCTTAGGGTCACGTATCAGCCATTCCCAGTTTAGCCATACCAACTCTTTGTCAGCAGGAACGTCTGTCGGAGGCGAAGGAGCCTGTTGCCAGCCTTCAGTACCATCTGTTTCAGTGCTTGGGATAGACCCGTTCTTTGTCCAGTATTGCATGGTCTACCTCTATAAAGTTGGAAACGCTGCTGTTGGTGCAGTGAAGTTGGAGGTGTAGCGAGCGTAGCCTTTGGTAATTCTAAAATCTTGAATATAAGCGTTAAGTGGAAACTGTGGCGTTCCATCATTAGTCGTTCCGATTCTTAAAGGTCTTGGGGTTAAATAATTATTGGAGTCTGAGTAAGTAGACCCAGACTGAGTTCCATCTACAAAAAACTTTGTTGATGTACTAGAACGGGTTAATGCAATGTAATACCACTGACCAGTAATTAAATTTCCTCCGGTAATTCTGTCCGCGCCATTTACATACAGTCGCGGAGAGGCTAAATTCATATAAAGTGTAATGGCAACTTCTGTGGCCGTGGCGTTTCTAAAATCGCACAGATTTTGTGTTCCACTTACGGTGTTTAGATATAACCAAAACTCAATAGTGAAATCGCCGGTTCCTAAACCAAACAGTTGTGAACTAGGAAAATTTAAATAATCTCCTGCCCCATCAAAGTACATACTACTACCACCCCACTTGCTCTGTGTCGTACTTATCTGAGCATTCCCCACCGTCTCCAAGTCATTCTTACTTGTGGCATCGTAGACACCAGCGTTGGTGAAGTTGAGGAGGAGGCTGGTGTTGGCGATAGCGGTGAGTGGTGCGGTTGGTGGGGTAAAGTTGCTTGTATAGAAGGCGGTTCCGTTTACCACTCTAATGTTTGATAAATATCCAGTTGACAATGTTGAGCCAATCCTATCAGCCGCAACTTTTATAAATGACGAAGAACTGGACTGCGAACTAGAATATGTTACAGTTCCGACGCTATAACCGTTTATATACAATGTTATTGTTGAGCCTGATCTAGATACAGCTATGTGATACCACTGATTTGTCGTTATGGAGCTACTTGCTGTAACTTGCCCAGCACCAGCAGACCCTGTTAAAAATCTGAAATAAACAGTTCCTGCGTTATTAATAAGTTCCCAGCCATTAAATCCGCTGGAGTCAGCGTAACTCAAGATGCCAGCAAAAGCTGTAGAAACAGAACTAAAATAACACCAACTTTCAATTGTGAAATCACCAGTTAAATTAAACGCTGTTGCTGTATTTGTTGGGCCGGTCAAATAATCCCCACTACCATCAAAATACCCACTCCCACCATAAGTTGCAGCAGACCAGCTTGCAGTGGGGTTGAATGGGGAGAAGGCGACTACGGTTGGGGAGCCGTTGGCTGTGATTGTTTTTGCTGCTACCTGCGTGTTTGTATCAATAAACCGATTGCTTTGGCATGTTAAAAGTACGGTATTAGTTATTGCCGTCAGCGGAGACGTTGGCGGTGTGAAATTAGATGTGTATACAGGAGTGCCTTTTACCAAACGAGCATTAGATACATACATTGCTGTAGTAACTGAGGTTCCTGCTCCAGAATATTCAAGGCCGATGCTTACACCATTAGCGGCTACCCCTGTAAATGATGTCGTATTTGTTGCTTGGCCTACGGACGTTCCATTTATATACAACGTAGTATTATTTGCGCCGCCTCCGTTCCTAACTAAAGCTACATGGTTCCACTGAAAATTAGTTACAGTTCCACCAGTAATAATTGAAGCGCCATTTGAGTAGAATACGACTTGATTGCTTGCGTTGACATAGAGATCAATACCATTGTATGTGGCTCTGTAATCCCCAATCATAAACAGTCGTTGAAGGCCGCCTGTGACATTTGGATAAAACCATAGCTCAATTGTGTAATCGCTTGTCAGGTCAAAATCTGTACTATCTGCCACCGTCAAATACTGCGAACTTCCGCTTAAATAATTCCCCCACCCAGTCTGTGAGAACGGGCTAAACGTACCCTGTGTCGTGTTTCCGTTGCGGGTGATGGGGAAACCATCGGATGTGATGGTTGTGCTAACAACTGTTTGAGATTGACTGACTGTGTAAGTTCCCACCCCGCCCGAGCCTGTACCAAATGCGGTAATGGTTGTGTTGGCTGTTACGCCTGTACCAGTAATCAAACAACCAACATAAATCGTTCCTGACGTTACAGCACTAACCGTCATTGTTGTTCCGGAAATGCTAGCCGTAAATACCGCATCGCCAGCCGTACCACTGTCTAAGAATAAATTGTTCTGTGCGCCATTCGTACCGTTGCCAGGAAGCAGTAGCGTGGTGTATTCAAAGTACTGGTCGCTTGATGGAGCGGCACTACCTGCAAACGCCGCTGCAATTGCTGCTGTAAGTGCGCCAGCCATCAGGTTACCCCCGCTCCAGAAACATACCAAGTATCGGTTGCAACCTTTAACATCGTCGCCATCCCTTTTGTCGCTACCGTCCTGTTACCCGTAGAACCATTTGCAAGCTGGAACGTAACGCCAGCACCAGAGATCGTCAGATTTCCAGAGTTGTTATTGACCACAAGAATCACTGTCCCAACGTCAATAGCAGTTGTGGAGTTCGTATTTACCGTAAGCGTTGCAGTTGACCCACCTGTGAAGTAAATGTGCTTGCCTGCATCACTTGCCGCAACGGTCGTGTTTGTGCTTTGTGGCGCACCGATATAACCAACCTTATTTGTACCATCTACCGTACAACTAGATAGCGTTCCAGAAGATGGTGTACCTAAAGCACCGCTTGGAGCAACGTAATCCGTTCCTGCTGTTGCAGCAGAGACTGCTGTGCCGTTACCCTTGAGTACGCCTGTAATCGAGGTGGAAAGCGTAATCGCTGGAGTCGTGCTTGCGTTTGCAACTGATCCGGCTAGGCCGTTAGCCGAAACAACCGAAACCGTCGTTACCGTTCCTGAGCCTACAGAACTAAAACTTAGCGACCCAGAACCGTCGGTAACTAAGGCTTGGCCTGTCGTACCATCCGTACCAGGAAGCGTGAACGTCGTGTTAGATGAAGTGTTGGCAGACTGAAGCGTTGTCGTTCCCGTCCCGCTTGCATTGCCTTGAAGTTTAATCTTGCTCATAAATCACCCTAAAATCATCCAGGCTTGGCCTGTGCCTACAGTTACAGAATAACCTGCCGAAACCGTGACGGGAGACACAGATAACCCGTTGGTGTTTGATGAAATCGTGACGTTCTGCCCGATTGTAATCTGAGACTCTAGTATTGGGCCACCGCTACCACCACCGCTTGCAGTAGCCCAACTTAAATTTCCCGATCCGTCTGTACTTAAAAACTGACCGCCAGTCCCATA